CAAGAGCTGGGTCTTATGATATTGCTCATTTACGCAGAGATGACATTGCAAGCCCTGAGTTTAACAAAGCCAATATTCAAGGGTATTCCGTTTTATCCAAAGAGTCATACTACAAAGCGTTTAAAGTGTTTGGGTTTAACGCTGACAAAATAGAGTGGTGCTCGGACGACTACCTAAACAAATGGCATCCTGATAGGCCTTCTACTCCACGGTTTGGTTGGGGGTACCCGTACGGCGCGGAGTACAGGCCCGGCATAATGTTTGATTGGTTGGAGGATTTTCTTCGGCTTTATTTTGCTCGTACTGTGTTTAGAGCTAACAGCAGCTTTAGTTGGTGGGCTTGTTTCTTATCTCCTACCGCAACCGTTTACAGCCCAGTACTTGACACTCAGGTAATCTACGGAAGAGATGACAACCTTGAAGAAATTGAAGCATACTTTGTAGAAGGAAACGCTCCGCATTGGATGTATTTAGGTACAGAAAGTAGGTGCATTTTAATATGAAGAAAGCGTTAGTTTTAGGTGCTGGAGGGTTTATTGGAAGTCACCTAGTTAGTAAGTTAAAAAAAGAAGGTTTTTGGGTAAGAGGGGTTGATTTAAAACTTCCAGAGTTTTTACCAACAACGGCTGATGAGTTTGTCTTAGGTGACTTACGCAATCCCGACCTGGTAGCTAACGTACTGGACCAAAAGTTTGACGAGGTATACCAGTTAGCTGCCGATATGGGAGGCGCTGGGTATATAAACACTGGGGATAACGACGCCGAGGTAATGGGTAATTCCATACTAATAAATGTAAACGTTTTGAAACAGGCTCAGAAAATAGGAGTTACCGGAGTATTTTACTCGTCTACAGCGTGCGTTTACCCTGAGTATAACCAACTTGACCCAAACAGCATTAACTGCAAAGAAGACTCTGTTTATCCTGCTGCCCCAGACACTGAGTACGGTTGGGAAAAGCTATTTAGTGAACGCCTGTATTTGGCGTACAACAAAAACTACGGAATGAAAAACAAAATTGCCAGGTATCACAATGTCTTTGGACCATACGGAACTTGGGACGGCGGAAAAGAAAAAGCTCCAGCTGCTATATGCCGAAAAGTAGCTTCCGCAACGACAGAGATAGAGATTTGGGGAAATGGGGAACAGCATCGGTCGTTTCTTTACATAGATGAGTGCATTAAAGCTACTGTTAGTTTTTATAGAGAGCCGTCTTTTTTTGACCCTATTAATATAGGTTCTGAAAAGCACGTTTCAATTAATGAGCTGGTAGACCTTGTTTCAAGCATAGAAAATAAAGCCTTGGTTAAGAAGCACATACCAGGCCCTATAGGGGTTCAAGCCAGAACGTCTGACAACGACTTGTTTAAAAAAATCATGGGATGGAGCGTTGACGAAGACCTCATGCATGGGTTAACACATACCTATAACTGGATTAAAGCTCAAGTAGGGCTGACAAAAGGGTAACCATCTTGGATACTAAGATGTTAAATAAAAAGGAGGTAGTAAATGGGCCGTTACGGCATTGATTACTACGGCGTAGGACGGTACGGAAGCTCTACAGTCCTTGAATTTGACGTTTCTCCTTTTATTACTAAGTCTGTTCCAATCTGGGTTAACAAGATTACTGGGGCAAAACTTCCAATTGTTGCTCCGTACACTGTTCCTGCTGGTTATGAGGTCGGGTACAGCGGCGTTAACTTAACTTGGGATGACCCCTCTGGGGCTTGGAGCACGCTTCGGCTAGTTAGAAACTCCTACGGGTTTCCTGTAGACGCGGACGACGGAGACGTCCTTATTGAGGCCCCTGACTTGTCTGCCCCAACAACTTACGCAGACGTTAACTTAATTCAAGGCCGAACCTACTACTACTCAATCTTTGTACAGGAAACAGCAACTCCAAAAACATGGGTTAGAGCCGGTAACGCATACGGTATTGCGGTCAAGGATTTTGGCTCATACCAAAAAATGTACCGGTATCTACCAGAGGTTCTACGCTCTATTAGCCTTGATGAAATAACCGATGACAAGGAAAACAAAGACCTTCAAGACCTTTTAAAGCTTTTAGCTTTTGAGTATGACTATGAAAAAACTTTGGCTACAAACACAATGTACTCTTACGATACTACCTTTGTAGACGGCAGATATATCCCTCAAATGATGAAGCAGTTTGGCTTAACGTTTGAGCCTGAGGTTGGAATCAAGCAGGCCCGTATTCTTTTGCGTAACGCGTTAAAGATTTATAAGAACAAAGGCTCTAGAGACGGGCTTACAACGTACTTAAAGGCATTTACAGGATACGACACCGTACTAACAGTAGGAAAAAATTTATTTTTAGACTTTAATTGTTCTTCTTTTGAAGAAGGTATTGGGTTTTGGAAGTCTGAACAAGCCACACTAGCTCGTCAAATTAAAACGGCTTTAGTCTCTCCTTATTTAGAGGCTAGCTCTCCAGCTAACTTTCCAAACTCTACAGAAGGAATGCTTAAAGTAACAGTGGCTACTGCTGGAACTGTCACACTTACTTGCGGCAAAGACGCCCCTGTTACAAAGGGTATACCTGTAATTCCTGGCGAAATATATACTTTTAGCGTTTATGGTCAGACTGAATCTGTGTCAAAAAACGCCTCGGTTTCTGTTGAATGGTTTGATATTAAAGGCAATTCTTTGGGGCTAAGCGCTTACGGCACCGCAGTTTCGTTAGCCACTAATGGTTGGAACGTTAGAGCAGAAGTAACCGACGAGGCTCCAGTTTTAGCTAGCTTTGCTGTACCTACCATTAAGATAACTACAACAGCTGTTGGTAATGTTTTTTATTTTGATGCGGCGCAGTTTGAAAAAGCTTCAGTTGTAACTGCTTTTGAAGAGGCTAGAGTGTTAAAAATTAAGTTTTTAGCTTCTCGAATAAACGAGCTCAATAACCCTAATTTTCAACTTCCTGGAACGTGGGTACTAGATAACGCAACCTCGGTATTGTCTTCTACTCTTACTGGGGTACCGACAAAGCTTGGAAACTCTATAGTCGTTAGACCTACCGCGCTGTCTAATGTAAAAGTATCTTCCGAAAACGTTACTACAGTTACTCCGGGGTCTACCTATACGTTTAGCGTTTACGCTAACTACTTTAACGAAGGCGCTGACCCAACAACATCAGATACGGTCACGGCTGTCATCTATTGGTATAACTCTGCCGGAACCCTTATTCAAACAGATACTGGAACTCCAGCTGTTTACTCCACTACATCTGACTGGGCTCGCCCAAATGTATCCGGAACAGCCCCAGCGACGGCAGACTACTGTGTGGCAACAGCTCTGTGGACCCCTTCGTCTTTAACCGTAAGCCTCGTTCTTGATGAGGCTCTTCTTGAGCAAAGCTCGTTTGTTAACTCGTACTTTGACGGAAATACTGGCGTAGCCTCTCTTACAAACCTTTTCTGGGAGGGTACAGCCAACGCGTCTAGAAGCCACTACTACAGAAACCGAGCTACCGTTCAGGCGCGTTTGTTAGAGGACTTGCCTAACTACGTTACTGAGGGAACTAAGTTTCAGCTGTACTTTGCTCAGCCGTAGTATGATGCTCACATGTTTGAGCTAATTGTTGCCGCTTGTTTTTCAGCTTTCTTTTTAGCTGTAATTGACCAGCTAGTTGACCTTAAATTATTTAAAGCCCAAGCGTCTTTAATATTTTCCTCCGTTGGCCTTTACCTACTAGGCGTACATAAGCCAGCTCTATTTGCAGCTCTGACAGTGGCGGCAGCTTTTCTGTCTTTATTTATTACTGTTGCGGCTGACCGGATGACCACCTTTAAACCCGCCGTAATCCGCCCAATTAGACCAGAACAGTAAATCGGGTATAGTCTGCGGCTCCACCGTCTAAAGGAGTCCACATGACTAAATACTCAGTAGTAATGCTTGGTAGTGGCGCGACGAGTAGAGCCAACGTTGAGGCCCTAATGTCAGACCATTACTACGCAAACGGCGAAGAAGGAACACTAGTTCTTGCTTTTAATTCAAAACCCAGCCAAGGCCAAGTATGGGCTGCCCAGCATGCAAAGCAACAAAATATTGATGTGATTGTTTATGCAAACCAAGGCGCTTTTTTGGATAGCATCTCTCACGCAACAATGGTTGAGACAAAAAACCCTATTGATGAATCTATTAAGAACTTTAAAGAAGCAGAAGTATTTATCCTCTGGAGCGACGAGGACCCTGACTGTGCGGATGCTTTAGCCGTCTGTAAAACCTACGGCATCCCGTCCTACGACCTTTGTGACGGTCTTGCAAAGATTACCCCTGCCGACGATATAAAGCGCTCTACAGTCCCTGATATGCCTGCTAGCGAGGCGTCTACAGAACCTGCCGTAGTTGAAGAGGATGAAGACGAATACGAAGAAGACGAGGACGAAGAGGTAGTAGAGGACGGCGAAGAAGAGACCTACGACGATAAGATTGATGACATCTACGCAGGTATAGAAGCGCTGATTGACTTAATCGCTGACCGAGTAGTTAAGAAGATGAAAGAGGAGAAGTGATTCCTCTATCTCCACTTGCACTAGCAATACTTGTCAAGGCTAACGCTGGGATGAACATCTCAGCCGAAGCCGTGATGAGTCATTGGCAAATTGGGAGACATTCCGCACTCAAGGCACTTAAAGAGTTGCGAGAGCTAGGCTACATTGAACTGAAGACCCAAAAAATTGGGGCTAGTATTGTCAAGAAGAACTACCTGACCGTCTTAGGTTCAGACCGTCTGACAGCCGAACTATCGTTACCCCTTGTTATGCAGAATAGCAATAAATCCTTAATAGCTAATTCGCTAATAAGTAAACCAGGTACACCGACGGAGTCGGGTGAAGAGTTCCAAACAATTAACATCGAGGTGGATAGCATGGGCTATGAATTTTTTGAAAAGCAGTCGTCAATGGACGACGATGAGATTTTGCGTGAGCGCCAGAAAACTCAAGATAAAAAGAAAGCCGATTACGAGGAGCAAAAAGCCGCTAAGCATAAGACCCGCTTAACGCGTCACAACGTCCCTAGAGACCAGTGGACCTGTACCGATGTTGGGTATGAGTTTGCCGACCGCATCTATCGCGTATGGAGCATTAAGCCCTGGTCTGTAACCAATAGCCGATTTATTCCAGCACTTGCGTCTTTGCGTAAGAAGCACGACACTAATGGCGCCATTGAAGTTGCTATTTTGGATATGTTCTTTGATGGTATAGATTTTGAGAAGTACGACGACGCAGAGCACCTTTGGAAGTTGTTCGTTACTCGGTTCCCGAGTTACGTTCTTCAAGCCAAGGTTTCTTTGAGTCTAGGAGAGAACACAGAAGAAGAGACTCGCCTTAAGGAAAAGGCCATGTCTAGATTGCGGGGAGAAAATGTTTAACGTAGACGAACTAAAGCTTCGCCGTCGCTCATGGGTAAAGATTGCGTCAATCCCATATAACCGTCAAGGGTGGGAGTTCTCTGATTGCACAGGAGTTACCTCTGAAAATATTGCCGAGATTCAAGAGTGGATTTCTGTGGTTGAGTCCGGAAAAGTTATTAAGGCAAAAGGCGATGTCCGTTGTGGGCTAGGTCTTGTGCTTTACGGAGAGCCCGGCCATGGCAAGACAACTCTGTCATTGGTAACACTTCAAGACATTCTTCGACGCTTTCCTTATGAAGCCTTCTCCCCAAACGAAAACAAGACTTTGGTACGCCCTTGCTACTTTCTAACTTTTAGCGACCTGCTAGACCTCAAAGGCGCCCTTATGGAAGACCCTACGGACGATGAGCAGGCTTTGTTTGCTGGAATCCTAGGGGAGTCTTTGGATGACGCTTATAAC